CTACAACCAGACAGGCATTGAGTGCATACAAGCTATCTCTGCCGCTACTGATAAAGGATTTAAATATTACCTGCAGGGTAATGTTATGAAATACCTTTGGCGATTTGACTATAAGGATAAGCCGCTAGAGGATTTGCAAAAGGCCAAGTGGTACTTGGACAGGTTGATAGAAGAGGTTATGGCGGATGAGAGTTAAGATGTTCATAACCATTGACATTGATGAAGAGGAATATCCAGTGCCAGCCGATGGACAGGTTGGCGAGGAATTAGAGGACGGTATTCAAGAATATTTTTACGACATTGATGGTGCCGACATTAGAAACATAAGAACAATTACGGAGTAAGAGATGATTAGCAATACATTACCTACAGATTATCAGAACTTCATAGCACTGTCACGCTATGCACGTTGGAAAGAAGATGAACAGAGAAGGGAGACATGGGGTGAAACAGTCGCACGATACTTTAATTATATGGCTTCTCATTTACATAACAGTCAAGGTTATCGGCTTCCAGATTCACTAAGATCAGAACTAGAAGAAGCTGTACTCAACCAATCTATCATGCCTAGCATGAGAGCATTGATGACCAGTGGCCCCGCACTGGACAGATGCCACGTTGGTGGATACAACTGTTCCTATGTGCCTGTAGACAGCCCACGTGCGTTTGATGAGACTATGTACATTCTCATGTGTGGCACAGGTGTAGGCTTTAGTGTAGAGCGTCATAACATTGAGAAGCTACCTATGGTTGCTGAAGATTTCTATAAGACTGATACAGTAATTAAGGTAGGTGACAGCAGACCCGGCTGGGCAAAGTCTTTAAAGGAACTACTTGCTATGTTATATGCAGGACAAATACCAACATGGGATGTATCAGAGGTACGCCCTGCAGGTGCTAGACTCAAGACGTTTGGTGGTAGAGCATCAGGTCCACAGCCACTTGTTGAGTTGTTTGAGTTCTGTGTACAGAAGTTTAAGGGTGCAGCAGGTCGTAGACTCTATCCTATTGAATGTCACGATATCATGTGTAAGATTGGTGAGGTTGTAGTCGTGGGCGGTGTACGCCGTAGCGCACTTATCAGCTTGTCTAATCTGAATGATGACCAGATGGCACACGCTAAGTCAGGTCAGTGGTGGGAGCATGAAGGTCAACGAGCATTGGCTAATAATTCTGTGGCTTATAAAGTTAAGCCAGAGATGGGTACGTTTATGCGTGAGTGGTTGTCTCTTTACGACAGCAAGTCTGGTGAGCGTGGTATCTTTAATCGTCAGTCTGCAGTTAAACAAGCAGCTAAAAATGGACGCCGTAAATTACATAACGGAACTATGATTGATGACACAGATTCGCATTACACTATGCATCCTCATAGAGATAAGTCAAGCTACATTGATTTTGGCTGTAATCCTTGCTCTGAAATTATTTTACGCCCCTATCAGTTCTGTAACCTATCTGAAGTAGTCATTCGTGAAAGCGATACTATGGATACATTAAAAGAAAAGGTTAGGCTTGCCACAATACTTGGCACGTTCCAAGCTACGCTGACTAACTTTAAGTATCTACGCAAAGTGTGGAAAGATAATACAGAGGAAGAGCGTTTGCTTGGTGTATCCTTGACAGGTATTATGGATAACGCCATGACATCTACCACAGGAGATAAGTTACCTATATTACTTGGTATATTAAAAGATGAGGCGGTACGCACTAATGAGGCTATGGCAAAGCAGTTAGGCATACCACAATCTACTGCAGTTACGTGTGTTAAGCCTAGCGGCACTGTGTCACAGCTTACTGACGCTGCGTCAGGTATACATGCTAGACACAACCCGTACTACATACGTACCGTGCGTGGCGATAACAAAGACCCATTGACGCAGTTCCTTATCTCACAAGGTATACCTGCTGAACCTGACGTAATGAAACCCGACTCAACGACAGTGTTCAGCTTCCCTATGAAGTCACCCTTGGGTGCTATCACACGCACACAAATGAATGCAATAGAACAGCTAGAGTTATGGCTTACCTATCAGCGTTACTGGTGTGAGCATAAGCCATCTGTAACCATCTCTGTAAAAGAACATGAGTGGATGCAGGTAGGTGCTTGGGTGTATGAACATTTTGATGAGGTATCTGGTATCAGCTTCTTGCCATTCAGTGAGCATACATATCAGCAAGCACCTTATCAGGATATAGAGAAAGATGAATACAAAAAGTTCTTGACAAAGATGCCAAAAAATGTAGACTGGTCGTTGTTGCAAGAGTTTGAAAAAGAAGATACTACATCAGGTGGACGTGAGTTAGCGTGTACGGCTGGCGTTTGTGAAGTAGTAGATTTAACGGCAGCGTGATGAAGTGCTGGCATTGTAACACAGAGTTAAGGTGGGTTGGGGACCACGATGTAGACGAACTTACGGACAACCGATATACTATACTTAGTTGTTTAGAGTGTCCAGAATGTAAGTCGTGGGTTGAGGTGTACTACCCCAACCTTGAACATGAAGATCATAGAGAGGAGTAAAGTATGAGAGATATGCTAATAGATGCCCAGACTTCCCATTTAGTTGGGCATATAAATAAACACAAGGCTAACGTAGAAATACTGTTGACCAATTCTGTTGGTATTGGTGAGCATCAGGATATACAGACTGCAATCGAAGAAGAGTTAGAAGAGATTGCTAACTATCATGACAAGCTAGAGATGCTTGTTAAATATTTCCCTAAGACAACGGAGTCTGACGATGCGAAGAAACAATCTTAGTAAATACGATGCTCCACTGCGTATACAATACCAGTGGGGCTACGATGCCTTTAAGCGTGGCGGTAGGTTAGTCACTAAGAATGGTAAGCAAGTGTACCTAGAGAACCGTCCTAACCTTGACCCAAACACTATGCAGTATCGTGAGTGGCAGCGTGGTTGGAATGATGCTTACTATGAGAATTTAGATAAGGGTAAGTACAATGGGGTTAAAGGAAGAGGCTGAACAGTGGATGAAGGAGAGGTACATGAGTAATATTACAGCAACGGAGTACCAAAGACGGGCTGCAGAAACCGCAATATACCCAGATAATAAAGCACTAGAATATCTAACATTGGGATTGGCTGGTGAGGCTGGTGAGATTGCTAACAAAGCAAAGAAACTAATACGTGACGGTGCAGACAGAGAAGACTATCACGCTAAACTAAATGCTATGGGTCACGAGATTGGAGATGTTATGTGGTATTGCGCCATGCTTGCTAAAGAAGTGGACATGAACCTTGGTAGAATCATGGAAGACAACTTGGACAAACTGGCAGACAGGAAAGCTAGGAATCGTTTACAGGGTGACGGCGACAATCGTTAAGATAACACCGTTTGTTATTATGTTTAGCTGGCTCCTGTACGCATTTGGCATGGGGCTGGCTAATGATTTATGTAACTGTGCAAAGGAGTATGATGGATGGTGGAAGTTTTACTAATGACTATAGCATATATGATGCTAATTAAATATCTAGCAGAAAAGATGGGGCCGTAGTTGGCCCCATTTTATTTGTTCAATCCTTTTCTATACGCCTTACCTATTTCAGCTAGTCTGTTTATATCAAAGGCACCTTCTCTTTTTGTTGCAGTTCCGTCAGGCTCTCTGCCATATCTCTCTACAAACTTAACTGTAGCAACTCTGCGTATATCAGGCGGCAGTCTTCTGTACTCTAGCATACCTTTAGCGTAAGCAGGTGCATCTGCCTTTAGCTTCTTATCTGTAGATAGTTGACTCTTCAGCTTCCTAATATTTTGTGTTATTATAGGTCTAATCTTAGCGTTTACAAATGCCTGCTCAGTATATTTCTTACGGACTGCAGGTTTCGCTAGACGATACTGGTTACGATATTTGTCTTCTTGCCTACGAGCAAAGTTAATTATGGTAGGTATGGCATCACGCAATACACTGTTTTCAAAGTTACGTATGCTAGTCACACGTGATGTGCTTCCTAACTGCCATTCAGTTAAGCCTAATCTCTTAGCATACTCACCCTCTTCACTATCGGCTGAGTTAAAGCTAAGACCCATAGACACACGAGCCATAGGAAACACTCTGCGCTTCTCTTCTTGGAATAGATACTCACGTGAGGGTGCAGCAGCTTCCTCTTCTGGTGTTGTAGTGAAGCGTTTCATTGGCTTACTAAGTTCATTTAAAAAGGTAGTCTGTGCATCTAGTGTGGGGTCTTCAGACAAATCTTTCATAACTGTGCCACGAACACCGACACCTCTTTGCGCTTCAATAATCTGTCCAAAGGGTACTGCCCATGTGGATAGATAGTTACCCAACAATCTACCCGCCCGTCTAGC